CACATGGACAAGGACGACCTAATTACTATCGTGTTTTAACAGCGGAGATAGCTAAACCTTTAGGGATCACATGTCCAGTGTTCGGGATATTGCCGGAAAACTAAATGTCCCCTCTCGAGAGGGAGGGGTGCATACTTTCGATCCTCTAGTATTAAAAGGTTCGAAACCGATACACCATAGGAAATTTGAACACATGGAACCAGTCTTCTGGTCTCCATCGTGTAAGATACCAAATAAAGAACAAACAGTTGAACCTATACCTTCGAAATTTATGAATGAATTCGTTAATGAAAATGTTGATAACAAAGAATATATTGAGTTGAAATCTAAGTGTGATGTGAAACAATCCGGTTACTCTGACGAACGTTATTGGAAGAGTGTGAGGAAATGTGATGCATCTCCGAAAAAACCTAATAATGTATTCCTTGATTTGGCGGTGGAATATACCAAGACCCATCTTTCATTCCTACATGGATCTCAGATTACCAGAAATGTAGAAATAAATTGGGATACTGGTGCAGGTATACCGCATCATATGAGAGGAGCACAAAAGAAAAAGGATTTCTTGGAGACCACACCTAAAGGTTTTAAATTATCTGATACTTTTCTTGAACTCTGTCGACAACAACATACTCCCGTTTGGAAAGTTCCTCCGAAGGAAGAATTTTTATTGAAACAAGATATTACTGATGGAAAATTACGTACTTTCTTTATTTCGCCGTTTGATTTTCTTTTACAACAGAAAACTTTATGGACTGAAATGGACAAAAAAATATTGAAAGCACATAAGACTTCTTGGTCTAAATATGGATATACTAAGCAATGTGGTGGTTTTGATCGTTTATTTAAATTGATTGACCGCTTCAAGTTACGTTTTATGGGTGATGTAAGTGGTTATGATCGTACTCTGCCACTGTTACCCGAAGTATATCAAATACGTAAATTTTTCTTAAAATATCCAAAGAAAATGGAAGATATGGTTGATTGGGTTATAAAAGAGACTTGTAATCCGGCGTGTGGCTTTAACGATGGGTCGATTTATAGACGAATCTGTGGAAATGGGTCCGGATCTAATGAGACCACGACTGATAATACGATAGCGCATATTATTATTATGATGTATTTCTTTATTACTTTGTATTTTGAGAAATTCGGAGTATTAATATCCTATGATAATTTGATGGCACATGTTGAAGTAGCTCTTTACGGAGATGATAATGCAGGTAGTTTAGATCATGAATATTTTGATATAAATGCCGATGAACTTCGTGAGAAATTAATTAGTGTTTATAATGAATTTGGATTGGTGTTAAAACAGTCAGCACTCAATATAGAATTTGATAACGGACCAATTCGTGATTTAGAATTTCTTGGGTCTAGAACAAGATGGTCAGAACGTTACCAGGTATATTTACCGGCACCTCGTTTTAGTAAAATTTTGGGTACATTATTTTACAAATTACCAAAAGAGGAGGAAACTTACATATCTGTTGCTAGTAAGATCGTTGCGTTATATGACTTAGTAAATCCGTTAGGCGATG